AACGGAACCACTACTTCTCTGGGAACAGTGTTTGTTGGTAACTCATTGGGCTACACATGGTGTTATGTTCCTGAAGACGGCAGAACAGCACACAATCCCATCGGGGCTCCTCTGGGCAGCACCACGGCGTGGTATTCTGGAAAGGAAACCTCGTGGTCACCAGCAGGTCTTCGTGGGTTGGTGTTGTGGCTCCGACCAGAAAACATCGGGGTGTGTGGATCGGTGGTGAACGGTGCAAGCGTAGACATCTGGCGAGACTCTTCTCCAAATCAAAACCATGCTGTTCCTCCAACATGGGGGCGATTCAACGGAATGGCTAGTTTGAACGCGGGAATCACCATTGACAAACTCCGTCCTGTTCTTGTTATTGCTTCTTCTGTTGGTGTTACTGGAATTTCTTTCAATGGTGGACCAGTGTTTTCTCCTCACTCTGTTTTCGCAGGAGCCACATTTGGTGCAATTGCTGGGCTTGGATTTACTACCGCTGCGGGAAGCAGTGCAGCAGCGGTCTTGAACGGACAGCATCTGTATCTCACAAATCAACTAGCAGTTACCGATGATGCAGATATTTTTGTTGTGTATCGCCCCACTATTGAGGGCTTGAGTCACGGATACGGACTGCTTGCGTCAAGAAGTGTCAACTACAATCCGGCTGACCCGTCAGTGCGGCTTGACTCTGTGCTGTTCTCTCGTCCTTACAATGTGCAAGACAGGACTCCCGCTTTCCAAACGAGCCAATACTACAGCGTGACTCCACTTGGAACACTTCTGTATCCTGGTGCGTCGCTGCCACCAGTGGGTGCCGTTGGATTCCGACCAGGCGGAGATCAACAGTCGGTGACACAGAACTACATTGTATACGATCCCCATGTGTCTGGTGTGTGTTTTGGTGTGTCTGTTGCGGAAGCCGTTCGTGAATCAGACAATAGAATACGGGTGTATCTGAACGGTGATGAGGGGTTGAACCGTTCTCGTTCAACCAATCGCTATATTGCAGAAGTCACTGCTCCACCAGTTGAGGATTTCCTTGTGAGAAAGGGATTGATACTTTATTTTGATGGAAAGAGTATTCTGTCCCGTGGAGACATAAGCGATGCTTACTCCACAAATCTATTGAACTCGTATGTGTCTCCTTGGGCATATGGAAATGTGACTTCTAACATTAATTCTGGTAGGATGAGTTCACAGTGGCAACCAATAACAAGCGATTACAGCACATATTTGGAAAACAGTATTGTATATGATCGTGATCCTTGGGGTAAAGCCAATCTTGTGTGGAAAGCACAACCGAAGGACGCAACAACTGTATCCAGTGCAGACGGCGGATGGAATGGTCCACTTATTTCCATTGACAATACCAAAACCTATAGATTCTCATTTTGGATAAATCGCAAGGTTTGGGGCACCGGAACATATTATGTTGGAGCGCATGGCTACAACAGTTCGGTTCAGAATATGGGTCTGATTAACCGAACTTCCGGCGGATCTAACAACACAAACTATTATTTCACTGCTTTTAATCCATCAACAGACGCTCTTCCACAAAATGTTTGGCAGTTAGTTTGTCATCATGTGCATCCTGTTGGGTCTGGAGTTGGATCGAATCACCCCGACTCTGGATATTATTTGTTATCTACAGGAATAGGAGGAAAGCGTGTTTATGGAAATGATGCTGTATGGACACCAAATACTAGCGGTGCCCAATTCAGAACATATCTTTACTATGCATCTGACAACCAAGCAGTTCAGCAGTGGTTGTATCCACGAGTTGATGTTGTTGATGGAACAGAACCGACAGTTCAGGAACTGTTGAATGATACGCCAAATACATGGCGTGATATTAGCCCAACTGGTTTGACTTTTTCTGCGGCAGGAGGGCTTCCGTATTCAGCCGTTAATGACGGGATTTTGTCTCTATATGGAGGAAACTATCTTGAGTGGACTACACCTATAGTCAGTGTTTCAGACGAGAGCAGTCTCTCCCCATACAAGAGAAAAAATCGTTTTACCTTTGAGGCATGGATAAAGCCCACACTGTCATCCGCAGATGGTGTTCGTTGGTTTATAGGAACCGATTCAACCGGTAGCGATCAGTACATATTGTATGACAGCCAGAGTCAGAATTTTATCATCACGGTCTGTGCGGTTAGAGATGTTCAGCAGCACACGATATATTTGCCTGCCAACAGCATACAGAGAAATAAATGGTCACAGTTTGTATTGCAAATAGACGGAAGAAGAGTCTTGGTTTACATTGATGGACGAGTCGTAGAGGATCAGATTGTTCCTCTTGATTATATTGGAGTGTGGGATTCCACCAACACCGATGGTAGTGGAATATGGACAGTGGGACAGAGAAGCCCTGCCACATATTTCCTGGTTGATGCCCCAGAAGCATACACAACTACTCACCCCAACCAATTCTTCAAAGGTGATATTTCAAACATTCGTCTTTACAACAGGATTCTAGGTGCGAATGAGATTGTTCAGAATTACAATGTTCTCCGAAGCAGATTTAGACTATAAGGAACCATATGGCAGACGAAGACCTATTCCTACCACAGCGAGAGACAGGATACGCAGCAAGCGAAGAGCAATACAATGCTTCGGACATTCTCATTGGCAGAATCGGCTGTCACATCAGCGCGGGTGCCACTGGCAGCGGGACTCCAGGTTCACAGGCATGGATCAATTCTGTATTAGCAAACACCCCATCGTATTCTTTCGGCGGGGTAATCCACGAAGTCATAGTCTTTGACCGAAAATTGTCAGAAACAGAGCGGCAACAGATGTATGGGTATTTGGCTAGAAAATATCGTGCGGATAGGATTCTGCCTGATGAGTTCAAGGCTGCACACACCGGCACATACTACTCAGGTGTTACATACTGGCAGATTGAACACCACCCTAACACGCAGGGCATCACTGCTATTCCTGAAGGAGTTGACTTTGGTGGTGTTGTGCTTCAGAACTTCTTGTCGCTTCCCCAATTGCTGTATCGTTCTAGTGGCAGTCCGTTGCCAGATGGAACCACTTTAAGTAACGATACATACACTGTATACGGGATCACATAACGGAGAACTCAATGGCAACCTACATTAAGGCATCACTAAAGCGTTCTTATGCTGAAAGTTTTCTCACCGAATTAGAGAGAAACGAAAATCAGTATTTTTTCTTCATTGCCAACCCTCTTCCGTGGTCCAACGAAAACTCTCCACCAGCATACACTGATACTGTTGGTTCCGAATACAGTGTAATGAACCGAGTGATTGGATATAAGAAAATCACTCCTGAAAATGTGTTTTTTGCGCTTCCTCGTTATGAATGGCAGAGTGGCAGCGTCTACACACAATACGACGATTCGGTTGAACTTTTTTCTGATTCACTTGCTAATCCGTTCTATGTTATTACAGATGAATACAAGGTATACAAGTGCTTGGGAAACAATGGAGGCGGTGTTTCTACTCAAAAACCAACGGAAGTGTTTTCTCAGCCCTTTGCACTATCAGATGGTTATGTTTGGAAATATCTTGCAACCGTTCGTGAGAGCGACCTTCCTTATGAACTGTCGGATTATGTTCCCATAGACTACGCTTACAACACAGAAGACACCGAAGTATCAAATCAATACAACGCACAGATTACTTCTGTGTCTGGAACAATTGATCGTGTGGTGATGTCTGGTGTGGGCGCAAGTGGAGTTTCTGCTGGTGTGTATCCGTATTCTATTTCGGGACTATCAGCCGTCAGACTGGCAACAATCACGGAACTGACACCTACAAGAAAGCGAGTGACAATCACTGATTCTGCTTCCCGTGAACGGATTGGTAGCACCCCATCCAATTATGTTGGATATGTTCTGCGTATTATCAGCAGCAATGTCACGGCATTCAGTGCTTCCGAGATAAACAATTACGGAGTAATTGTCAATGCAACTGTGTCTGGAAATTCTATTGTGTTTGATGTTGAAAACGACGAGATGGATTTCCGTTTCACTCCTCCGATATCAGGAAGTGCTTCAACTGTGGTTCTTGCGGAGATCCTTCCGTTTGTTCAGATTTTGGGGAATGGATCGGGAGGATACGCATTCCCTGTTATGAGTTCTTCCAAGACCATATCTTCGGTGGTTGTTGCGGGAACCGGAATAAACTATTCGTATGCAACAGCATGGATAAACAGCGCAAAAACAGCAAGCAGCGTTCATCCTACAATAAGAGTTGTGTTGTCCCCGAAAGGAGGACATGGAAGCAACATTCTGAAAGAGTTGAGCGTAAAAGATGTGATTGTAGTGGTTCAGGTAAGCGATTCTGATTCTGAATTCATTCGTGGTGGAGGATCTTATAGACAGTTTGGTATCATAAAAAACCCTGTTCTGTCTTCAAACAAGAGCGAGATTGCAGGGTCGCAGAACACATACTATAGAGACTTGTTTTTGACTCCCACGAACACATACTTGAATTCTGACTTCGTTCAAGATGGAGATGTGTTTGTTGTTGGGGATGATAGCAAGAGTTCTGGAAAGGTGGTTAGTCAAAGTGCTGTTCAGTTCATAGATGGATCGTCGGTAAAATTGAAAACCGTCAATAGTTCTGGCAAATTTGTAACTCGTTTGGATAGACCGAATGATTATGTGTTGACTTATTCTCCAAACGGTGCTCCTCCTGCTAATTCTTTGTTTAGGGTTGGTGAGTTGGTGTATCAGACTGTTCCTAGTGGAACTGTATTTCAGAGTGGAGCCGTGTATGGATACGATTTGACCATAGAGGGACGGATTGTTGAATCGTATGCTGATCGTTGTTTAGTTCGTGTAGAGGGTAGTGGAAATTTCGTGGCAAACACTGATGCGTTTGTAGTGGGTGCAATTTCTGGAATCACCGCTTCAATCAATACTGTTGCTCCTCGTTACGGAGAATTCATCCGAATATTTGTAAATAACGAAGAGCAGTCGTATGCTGTTTCTAGGGACGGGATCAGCCGACTGTATAAAGTTGTTTCTGTGGGTCAACCGTATTATGACACTGATTCCATCCCGTCTTTCAGAGGATTGCACCTGCTTGAGGTTAGTACCAGTGTTTCTGGCGTAACTGGTGCGGTTGACTTGACTTCTTCTTCTTTGACCCAAACCTCTTTCTCAAACGGAGGCACTGTAACACAAGGGTCTACTGCTCCCGGATTTAACTATGCAGCAGGAACCGTTTACGAATGGGATTTTGTTAATCCATCGTATGGTCGTCTGTATCTTACAGGAATCACTGGAAAGTTCCTAAGCGTGGCACAGCACGGGCTAACAGGAACCGGCTTGGGGGCATTCGTGGTTGCACAGTATCACGGTTCAGAGATTGATCCAACTTCAGGAGAAATCTTATACATAGACAATGTGCGCCCCATTACACGAATTTCGGGTCAGAAGGAAGAATTTAGGCTCAGACTGGGCTTCTAAGAGGGACATATGGCATACGATCCTAGCATCTTCAACATCAATCCATACTACGATGATTTTGACGGCGATAAAGGATTTTTGCGAGTCCTGTTCAAGCCCGGATATGCGGTTCAGGCACGGGAACTGACCCAACTCCAGACCATTCTACAGAATCAATTTTCAAAAATAGGCGATCATCTGTTCAAGGACGGATCGCGTATTGTTGGTGGCGGTATATCTGTTCGGAATTCTTCCTATGCGATGCTTTCTGTAGCAGAGGGATCTCCTCTTCGCGGGTTGGACGATTATTCGTTCCTTGTGGGCGGAGTTTTGAGTAATACAGCAATCAATTCAGTCGCAAAAATTGTCAGCGTGATTCCTCCAGACAATACAGACGGAAACCTTGTTGTTGTTGTTGATTTTGTGTCCGGCTCATCTCTTGCTGGAAGCCAACTAGTTTTTGAAAAAGAAGATACAGACACAATAACAGGAATCACGGTTCGTTCTGATGTATCGTATCCGGTTGAGGGTTCTTGCAAGTTGGTTTCTGTTGGTGATGGTGTTTTCTATGTTGACGGATTCTTTGTCGGAGTTCGGTCTTCTGTGTTTGCTCCTTATAGAGTTGTGGGTGGATACCGCGATCTGTCTTTTTCGGGATTTGCCGACCTGTCAAAGAAGATTGGTTTTTCCATAACACGGGACGCTATAACCGACAGCGAAGACTCTACCCTCAGAGATCCCTCTATTGGCTCGTATAATTACAATGCTCCTGGTGCGGATCGCTACAAGATTTCACTTGTTCTGTCACAGAATGATCTGAATTCCGATCCTGTTGATTTTGTGGAACTTCTTCGCTTTGAGTCTGGAAAGATCACAAAGAAGATTGATCGTATTTCGTATGGAGAGATTCAAAAAGCACTTGCTCGCAGAACATACGACGAGTCTGGATCGTATAGTGTTAACCCTTTTGATATTGTGACCAAACAGTCTTCTGGTGGATCTCTTTTTCTTTCTGCTGGTAAAGGAAAAGCGTATGTGTTTGGTTATGAGGTAGAAAACGAGTATCCTGCTCAGGTTTCTCTACCAAAGGCAAGAACAACACAAACGGAAACAAATCTGCGATTCCCGTATACCGTTGGAAACTATGTGGAAGTGGATGTGCAGACCACCGGTCCTGGCTCTCTTGCAGGAATAGGGCAGACATTTGCAAACTTCTTGTCAACTACTTCTTCGGGCTCATCCAGAGTTGTTTTTAACGCCGGTGTCGGTGGAATTGTTGCTCAAGGGTATGTACACGGAATAATTCCACATCCGACAGGATTGACAGGAATGCAGTATCGGTTTTATATCTACGGGCTGTCTGGCTCTATCCCTGCAAATACTATTCCTGGAGAGGGGTATCTGTATCAGCATGGAACTGGATTTACCATTGGCTATTTCAATTCTCAGTCTGCTATAACTCCAATCTCTAGTGAAAGCAGTTCTCTTGTTTACGAATTAACACCTGGATACGCAGTGTCAAGCGTTGACAACCTTGTTGTTCCCGCAAAGATAACAAGCAACACTGCGATAACCGTAAACACCAGCGGAAATAGCAGCACATTCTCTTTTACGAAGTCAAACTTTTCCGATACGATCTCAACGGCAAACGCCAGTGTGTTTTCCTTTTTACCATATGGAACGCAGGGTTATGTTAACTCTGTAGAAACGCGAGATATATCGTTTATACGCAGCACTGACGGCGCTGCATACTCTCCTTCTTCCGGAACACTGGTAAACAACAATCAGACTGTAAGTTTGACGGTGACCTCACCTCCAACCGGATTTGCTGTTTCTGGTGCAGTCCGAGCCTGTGTTCCGATTCTGTATTCTCCCACCACAACAGATCCAACCACACTCCGCACAAAAACACCAGCAACTGCTGTTGCCGTTGTTTCCTCTTCCGCAAATTTCTCTGTGGATGAAAACGGAAGAAAATACTTTGAACTTCCCTATAGAGATGTATATGGAGTTGGTTTGGTTTCATACACCACCGGAACACCTGCTGTTTCCGTTGATGTCACATCGGATTTTGAGTTGGATGATGGACAGAGAGAAACCCATTACCAAAATGCCAGACTGTATATCAAGCCGGACAAAACCACAGAGGCTCGTTACAGTTTTGCAGAATCTGCGGTTTCTTTGAATGTTTCCCTTCAGTATTTTGTTCACGGTGGACTTGCTTCTGCTCCATTCGTGGGCGCAGCATCTTATATTGGAGTAAACTACGAGAACATTCCACTGTATGTGAATCCAAAGACAGGAAAGGCTGTATCTCTGGCAAATTGCTTGGATTTCCGACGAAGCGGACTTACTGCAACCACGCAGATGATGAAGCCTTATGGACGATCTGAGTTTGGAATACTTGGAGACACCGCTGTTTCGTATCGGCACTATCTGCCAAGAATAGACAAGTTGTGTGTGAAATCAGACCCACAGGACGGATCTGCACTTTTCTTCTTGGTAAGCGGAACTCCATCTCTTGCACCTGTTGCTCCACCAGACCCAACGGATGGGATGGTGATTGCAACCATTACCGTTCCGTCATACACCCACGATGAACGGAGTGTTGTTATAACTCCGGTGGACAGCAAGCGATACACGATGGCAGACATCGGTAAGATGGAAAAGCGGGTAGATGAAGTTGAAGTTTTTGCCAAACTGTCTCTCTCTGAGTCTGAACTAGAGTCTCGTTCCCTGAAGACTTCAGTGGAACAAACAGAACCACTGAAAACATCCATATTTGTTGATGAATTTTATGGTCACTCTGTGGCAGATGTCGTAGACTCTTCTTATTCTTGCTCCGTTGACTATGAGCGAGGAGAGTTGCGTCCGTTCTTCACTACATCTCGGGTAAATACACCTTCTCCCGCATTGGTTGATTCCGTTCAGTCAGAAGATGGTATCATTACTCTAGACTATTCTGAAACCCCATATGTTTCCAACAAACAATACACCACCAGTGTTCAGGTAAATCCGTCAAATACCGTAAACTGGCTTGGATACATGAAGTTGACCCCCGAAATTGATTCGTTCTACGATCAGTCTTATCGTCCTGTGGTTAAGACTAATGCACTGATGGAAAACGATAACTGGGTGTCGTGCAATGCAAATGATGCTCGCGGATTTGGAACGCAGTGGAATGATTGGGAAAGTGTGTGGACTGGAATAGAGCAGGTTCAAGAAGAGCAAGACGATATACAGAAGAAAATTGTTCAACTCCCAAGAACCATTTCTCGGTCGTCGGTTCCCTCGGTCAATTCTGGAAGCAATGCAATCGGAATTTCAAGAACCATTGAGGCTGTGAACGAAAAGACTAGCAACTACATTCGTGCCCGACAGTTGAAGAACAGAATCAAGAAATCTATTGGTTCTCGTGTGGTTGATCGTAGTGTCGTTCCTTACATTCCATCAAACACCGTAACTGCCGTGGTTCATGGATTGAAGCCAAATGCCGAGAATCTTCGCCTCATGTTTGACGGACAGATTTTGGTTTCAGGATTTGGAACAGATTCTTCTGGTTCTTGCATAGTGGAATTTACCATTCCACCGGCAACTTTCCTTGCAGGAGATCGTGTTGTTCGTGTTTCGGATTCAGAGATAACCGAAAACGCAACTATGGCAGCGGAAGCAGTGTATCGCTGCACTGGTCTGCTTGAGCAGAGGGATTCGGGAGTGTAT